TACCATCATATTTACTAACGGTAATTTTTACTTCATCACCATTATCATGCCAATCAACATCATAATCACCACCACCAAGAACATCTTCTATAGAGTCTATAGATCCTTCTATGTCTCTAAGAGATGAGGTTAGCTCGTCAGCTTTAGTTGACGCGAACATCCAAACGCTGCTCATATCAACCATAACTTCCATAACTGAGTGTTTACACTCACTAGTAGCCAAGATTGTCTCGACCTCTTTTTGCACGATTGACTCACGCGTATCTGTAGCTGTAGCTACTTCATCCAGTATGGAATGTTTGTTAGTTCCAGTTGAATACCATGAGTTGTTTAGTGGGTTAGTCATGTAACCGCACTCCTTTCTATATAGACTTCGCTTTTTGCAAAGCCACAACGCCCCATTACCGAAGTAATGGGACACAGTGGGTCAACAAATCTATTTAATCTCCATTTGTTTCTATTTTGTAACTTACTTCTTTGTACCATTTTTCAATGGCGTTTTTAAATTTTTCGGATTTGTACTCCGTATTATCTTCATAAAAAATTGTT